CAAAAAGCCGTAAAAGCCCTTGAACGTTACAAAGGCGCGAAGAATGCCGGGAAAACACCAATCCTTGAAGGCTCAATGGAATATAAGCAGTTAGGCATGACAAACCAAGATGCGGAATGGTTAGCAAGCCGTACGTTTACAATTTCCGATATTGCCAGAATCTACAACATTAGCCCGATTTTCCTTCAAGACTATTCCAATAGCAGTTATTCAAACTTTAGTGAAGCCAGTCGAGCCTTTTTATCGCAAACCTTGCGCCCTTGGCTAACCAATTTTGAACAGCAGCTAAAAGATGCCTTGATGATTGATTTAGGTAGCAACAGCAAGAAACGTTACTTAATCGAATTTGATACAAGCGACTTATTGCGCACAAGTCAAAGCGAGCGTTTCAAGAGTTACGATGTGGCAATTAAAGCCGGTGTAATGTGTCCGAATGAAGTGCGCCGACGTGAAGGCTTACCGCCTTATGCTGGTGGAGAAGAATTTAGCCAAGCATGGAAACAAACCGTAGAAGTAAAACGCGGTGATGAACAAGAACCGGGGGCAAGCGATGGCAATCATGATTAAGGCCGGAAAGTATAACAAGGTGATTAGCCTACAAAAGCAAGTGAACGAACAGAACGACTACGGCGGTATTGTGAGTAAATGGAAAACCGTTGCCAATATCCGGGCGGCGGTTGAACCATTACAAGGTAGAGAGTTCTTCTCCGGTGCGGTGCCATTAAATGAAAATACGGTGCGCATTCGCATACGTTACGGAACTAATGTTGATAACACTATGCGCGTGAAATATGGGAACCGTTCGCTAGAGATAATCAACATTATTGATAGTAAAGAAGCGCACAAAGAACTGCAGCTTATCTGTAAGGAGTTGACCGGCAATGGCGGAAATTAATTTAACGATTGATGAAATCAAAGCGCACTTAAATCTTGATCATGATTTAGATGATGAGTTACTGGAAGCCTATAAGGTGGCCACATTGGAAGTATGCCAAAAACATATTGGCAAAACCTTTGGGGAAGAAGAAACGGAAAAGACCATACCTTTTACCCCGGCGATTAAGATTGGTTGCTTAATGTATATCGCCTATCTCTACACGAACCGCGAAGCCGTCACAGACTTAGCCAACCTTAAACCGGCACCTATGACGATTTCCGCATTGTGGGAAGTGTATAGAGAACCATGCGCTTACTAAGGATTTAGTAACCGATGCCATACCAACCATTAAGACGTTGTAGCTATCCCGGATGTAGAAACAAAGTAAAGTCCGGTAGATGCGAGGAGCACAAGCCAAAAGACAACCGCCCAAACAGTAGCGCACGCGGTTACGACCACAAGTGGAGCAAATACCGCGAACAATACTTAAAGCATCATCCCCTTTGTGTGATGTGCTTAGAGCAAGGCAAATACACACCGGCAACAGTGATAGACCATATCAAGCCGGTAGAGAACGGACAATCCGATCCATTGTTTTGGGTAGCAAGCAATCATCAGCCTTTATGTCGTGATTGTCACAGCTATAAAACACGAGTGATAGACCAACGCGGATTTGGGGCGAAGAAGTGAACCGTTTCGATATCGAAACAATTAAGGGATGTACATATGTACATAGTTGAGTTGTGGTCATATGGTAACAACTGAATGATGGTGATATATCCACAGTTGAAATAATGATTGACCGGGTAGGGGCAATTTCAAAAAGAAAAGATAAATCCTACGTAACCGCCCCCCTATACAAATTTTTACGCAAGGTAATTTTTTTGAAAATAAGTGTTAATTCTTTCTTAGAAAAGAAATTTGAAAAACAGCTGTTATACTTTTCAAATATAGCTGTTGTATGATTATACTATAACTATTTTTTATCATTACACAATTTAGCATATAAAAAATTATTTGCTTAAAATATAATAATTTTCCCATTCAGTAAAATTATTATACAAAATTAATTAATTATAGTGGTTCACTATAACTATTTATTATATATTGAAAATTGCTGAATTTCGATAATACAATTTCTATCTATGTGTTATAACTAATTATTTATTAAATTTTCTTTTTTTATATCATTATTTTTCACAAATTTACTATAATCAACGTATATTCCAGTATAAATTTTCATCATATCATTATATTTTGTTAGTTATATTCTCCTCAACTTAATTAAATAATTTATCTATTAATCTCCCTTTTGAACATTTCTAATTCATAAAAAAAAGAATCATGAGATTTTTACTCACGATTCCTTTTAATTTTAAACATCGAATCAGTTTACATGTTATTTCTATTCTACTTTAACTTACTGTTTTTATATGAGAATGTAAAGTACACGATCATACCTACAATAACCCAAACAACAAAGATTATCCATGTTGTTAGTGTAACACTATATAGTAATGCTCCAAATAAGATAATAGAAATAATCGGTAAAATTGGCATACCAGGTACTCTAAATCCACGTTTTATGTCTGGGAATTTTTTGTAGAATACTATAGTTGTATAGCTTACTAATGCGAAAGCAATAATTGATGCTACATTAGCTAGATCGGCTAGTTTTCCTAATGGTAAGAAACCTGCTAATAACGCTGTTAAGATTCCTAATCCCCATGTTAATGTACTTGGTACTTTATTTTTATTAACTTTAGTTAATTTTTCTGGTAATAATCCATCACGAGCAATCGTATATGTAATACGGATTCCCGCATATATGAATGATAATATACCAGCCATAAGACCAATTACCGCTCCAAGAGATACGATACCAGCTACTTTATTTTGACCTACTTCTTCTAGCACAAATGCTAAGGCATCTCCTGTTCCAAGTCTATTATATTGAACAACTCCAGTAAGTATTAAACATACTAGAATATAGAATGCTGTACAAACTAACATTGTAATAATAATAGCTTTTGGTAGAGCTTTTTCTGGATTAATTGTTTCTTCAGCTGAAGTAGAAATCGCATCAAATCCTAAGTATGCGAAGAATACAGTAGTGGCAGCTAACATAACTCCTGAGAAACCAGATGGTGCGAAGTTATTTGTCCAGTTAGTTGGTTCTACATAAAATACACCAACTACGATGAATAAAACAACAATACCTACTTTTGCAGCTACCATAAGGTTGTTTACAAGTTTACTACTTGAAGTACCTTTTGATAAGATGAAAGTAATTAATAATACAATAATTATCGCTGGAATGTTACCATATCCACCAGCTGCTGGTAATGTATAAAACTCTTTAGGAATTTCTATACCTAAACCTGCTAATAGTCGTGAGAAGTAACTTGACCAACCATTCGCTACTGTTGCGGCGGTAAGAACATATCCACCTATTAATACCCAACCTATCGCATACGCTACAATTTCACCAACTGATACATATAAATAAGTATATGTACTACCACTTGACGGGATTGTAGAAGCAAGTTCGGCATAACATAACGCCGCTAAACAACAAGCTAATCCTGCAATTAGGAAAGAAAATACAACTGCTGGTCCTGCTTCGGCTGAAGCCTTACCAGTTAATACTAAGATCCCTGATCCAATAATAGCCCCTATACCAAATAAAACTAAATCCATAGTCTTCATCGTAGGATTTAACGTCTTGTTTCTTGACTCCGCTAAAATAGAGTCAATTGATTTTTTTCTAAAAAGGTTCATAATATCCTCCTATTTTAAAATAAATATTATTCACTATTAATAATATTTATTAATTATACCATAATTACAGAAATATTGCTAATAAAGACTTTACTTATGTAAGTAAAGAAAAAAGGATACTATGAATTACCTTAATAAAATAATACATTTATAAGATTAGACTATAATCATAATAAGAAATATGGAATTATGAACTTAAAACTCATGTCCATCTTCAACAATGCTAAATCTTTAGAACCAAATAACAAAGTATTGTATTATATTTTTATAATCTTATTTATTTTCTTAGACTTTGTCTCATTTATGTAGTTATAGATTCTAACTTTGTTATAATTCATATTAGTTTCAGTTGTTTCCAATATGAATTCATAACAATTATATCAACTGTCTAAATCTTAAAACTAAACATTGAATTATTATATATATCCATCTAGCTTTATAAAAGTTCTAGATTACTTTTCTAAAACCAATTATCAAATTCATTTAACTTCTGTTGATATTCGTTATACATACTGATTACTCTTTAAATTTATTTAATTCTATATCGAGTACCTTAGCTACCCTAACTGCATTATCTAACTTAGAACTAGATTTGTTCCCTCTGTGCATTGAATGTGATATTGCCTCGAACATTCTTGTCTCTTTTAACAACATATAAATCGTCATTCCTTTATTTTTTAATTGTTGCTTGACAACTATTTATAATACTTTAATATATCTTTGACCTTTCTTCACCTTTATGGTATAATATATTTAATATTCCTAGAAAATATAAACCTTCTACTTTATATTTTTCTTGGAAATATAATTTAAAAGAAAGGAGAGAAATTATAAATGGTAAATAAAAAAGAAACATCTAAAAGCGTTGCTAGTAAAGCTAGTAAAATATTACGTGACGGAAGATCAAGTAAAATTTCTAAATCAGTTGCTGCTAGTGCTTTATCACAAACTAAAACATCTAAGAAGAAATAATTTTTTAAATTCTTAGTTAAAATTAATAAAATTAAAATCCGGGGCTGGAATTTTTTCCATGCCCCGGATTTAATATACAACCTTTCTTATGGATTATCTACTAAGATTTTACATACAAAAAAAATAAGCCCCTTAAACGTAAGTTTAAAGGGCTTATTCTTATTATCTGCTGTAGTATTCAACGATAAGTTGTTCGTTGATTTCTGGGTGTAATTCACTTCTTTCTGGAAGTCTTACTAATGATCCTTCTAATTTATCAGCATCAAAAGTTAAGTACTCAGGTACGAAGTTAGTGATTTCAACAGCTTCTTTAATGATTTCAAGGTTTCTAGATTTTTCT